TGTAGTGTTGAAAAATTCTACATATACGAGACAGACACACGATAACAATGCCTTTCACTCAAGGAGAGACTAAAATGGGATTCAGAGTAAGCCCCGGCGTAAGCATCACAGAAAAAGACTTGACTGCAATTATTCCTGCCGTTGCTTCCACTCCAGGTGGATTCGCAGGATATTTCCATTGGGGTCCTGCAAATGAAATCGTGACTGTTACTACAGAAAAAGAACTTGTTGACATTTTCGGCAAGCCCGAGACGAGCAACTATGTTGACTTTTTCACGGTTGCTAACTTCTTGGCATACGGAAACAACTGCGGTGTTGTGAGAACTGTTGGAGCAACCTCCTTTAATTCCACCGTTACAGCAACAGGTGTGACCTACGCATCCACAGGCATTCAGATTGCCAACGAAACTGAGTTCCTTGGTTCAGTCCAAAACACAACTACACTTCCTGCGGGTTTAGTGGCTTTTGCCTCCAAGTTTCCTGGTATTTTGGGAAACAGCCTCAAAGTTGTTGTGACAAACGGCACAGGACTTGCAGGATACTCTCTTGCATACGCAGCGACATTGGGAGATACTACTCTTAAGCAATTCGTCGGCTTGTCAGCCGCCCTCCATAGTTACTCTGTTGGAGATCAGGTTGTTTTCGGAGACGGAACTTCTGTGGTTATTAATGGCATCTCGAAGATCAGCGGAACTTCTGGCGCACCTGTAACAACTGTGCTGTCGTCTGTGAATAAAGACTTCTTCGGCGTGACTTCAGGATTCAACGATGCTCTGCCATCAGGTGTCACTCTACAATACATCAATCTTATTGTTGATGGTATGCTTCCAAAGAATCAAGTTCTCGGTGCGACCTTCAATATTAAGTCTGTCTACGCTAGAAACATCGGATCGAATGCAGTAACTACTGCTGCCGCAATCGATGCAGGTGGAACAGGCGATCTTGTGAATGTTCTCGTCCTTGATAAACTTGGACTTTGGACAGGAACGGTTAATAGTGTTATTGAGAAGTTCGAAGGCTGCTCCCGTGCAACGGATGCAACCAACTTTGATGGCTCCTCCAACTACTACAAAACTGTTGTGAATGATAAGTCTAACTATATCTACGCTCTTAGCGCAGATCTTGGTTTAAACACAAGCAACAACAAAACTACATCGTTCTCGGCATTGAGTACACTCGCCACCAAGTCAGAAACACAACTTCATGGAAATGTTCTTTCGCTTGGTTTAACAGGAGCATCTACTGTTGCTCCTGATGTTTCTACCCGTTACTCAAACGGATGGTCGAAGTTTGCAGATCCTGACGAAGTCGATGTTTCTCTTCTGCCTCTTGGAGACGCAAACGCAACACTCTGTTCTCTCGTCATTCAGAATATCTGTGAACCACGCAAGGACTGCATGGCGTTTGCTTCACCAGGATCAGCAGATGTTGTAAACAGACTTCCGTATGAAGCCTTGAGTGCAATCAAAACATTCCGAGACACCTCACTAAACATCAACAGTTCCTATGCTGTGTTGGATAGTGGTTGGAAGTATCAACTCGATACCTACAACAATGTTGTTCGCACAATGCCACTCAATCCTGACATTGCAGGTCTTGTGGCTCGTACAGAGTTCACAAACGAAGCATGGTTCAGTCCAGCAGGATTCAATAGAGGACAGATCAAGAATGTCGTGAAGTTGGCTTACAATCCAACATCCGAAGGACACAGAGACGAACTCTACACTCGCCAAATCAATCCTGTCGTGTCGTTCCCAGGCGAAGGCACAATCCTCTTCGGAGACAAAACAATGCAGACACGACCTTCGGCGTTCGACCGAATCAATGTTCGCAGACTCTTCATTGTGCTTGAAAAGGCAATCGCAACTGCTTCCAAGTTCTTCTTGTTTGAGCAAAACGATGCCTTCACCCGAGCGCAGTTCAAGAATCTCATTGTTCCGTTCTTGAAGACTGTTCAGGCTCGAAGAGGTATCACAGACTTCTTGGTTGTGTGCGACGATAGCAACAACACAGGAGAAGTCATTGATAGAAACGAATTCGTGGCAGACATCTTTGTCAAGCCAACTCGTTCCATCAACTTCATTCAGTTGAACTTTATCGCCACACGAACAGGTGTCAGTTTCTCAGAAGTTGCCGGAGCCTAAGTCTTAGTAGACTACATAACTACAAAGGAGTAGTGTACACAAATGCCAGTAGATCCATCAAACAATATTTCGGAC